AGAAAAAACGGTTCTCAGCACTCTGCTCCAAAGACAGTGCCTCCTACCCCGCTTGTTGAAACTCCTGTTCGCTCTATCGGCTGCGGAGATCTGCGAATTAAGCTTGGCCGATCCTTGTCCAACGAACAGGCAGAATCACTCAAGTCGTTATTCCGCACGGACCTATCCTCCTTCACTTGCCAAACTCTACCTCACTCTCAACCAACTACTCACCCAATCATTCGTCTTGGCCGCTGCGCTGGCTTTTACACCATGCTGCAGACTATCATCCTCAATCCCTCATTCCATGTGGTTCTTGACATCGGTGGCGATGTATCAAGCTGGTACTTTCATGATGATGTCATTGGACTCCTCTCCAAGTCTCGCAAGGACAAGATCCACATAATCTCAATCCAACCTCTCCTCACTCTAGAGGACACTCGCCGACGGACTCTGTTCGAGCCTCCACCTAAGAATTTCACGTTCGAAATTGTCCGCTCTCCATGGCCTTGTGCTGTGAAGACGTTCGACGTTGCTGTCTCCATCCATAGCATCTACTATCTTACACCTGCTTCTGTTCTTCATGCGGTTGATCTCTCAACCTCACACTTGCTACTCGCGGTGCTGCATCCTGTACACACTGTGTACATCGATGATGTGCGTTGCGACGGCGAGGTGAAGTTGACTTACCACCCTCATGAGGATATATTGCAGGATACTCTTGACTTTTCTACCCCTGACCAAACCTATACGCATTCTGCGTGTCGGTGGCTCACATGTGGTGATCTGGAGACTTATGTTAAACACAGTTGGCCGAAGTGTTTTACACAACTCGTGTGCATTGGACGCTCGATCAAGCCGACACCCGCTCGTGTATCGGATCCCGCTATTGTTCGTCTCCCTTGTGTACACTACTCCCTTTCTCCTTGGGTTTCTTTCTTTGCGCCTCTCATCTTCTCTTCTACTCATGCTATTCGTGCTTTCTCTCTTTCAAACCTTGTCCCTTCTCAAACTACTTATCACTATTGCCCGGTTGAACTCGTGACTCGCGTGCAAACCGCAGCACTATCTGGACCCTACAATGCTTCTTCTGCCAAGACGCTGGCCCAGCGGGTTATCATTGAAGAGCGCGCAAACTATCCGAAGATGTCAACATCTCCTGACTTGGTCAACGCTATATTGCAGTCGATCCTCCATAACAACCATCGGTCAGATTTCGAGACGCCACTCGTCTTCCGTCTTGGGGATTTGACCGTGGACGAGCTCAATGCTGGCAAACCTTCTCTACTTTTTTATTATGTCCTCTTTTTCTTCTTGATTCTTGTTTTGGGCGTTTTCTCTTACTTTTTCTTTTTCTTGTATCTTGTTCTGTCACCGCTACTCGTCTTGTTGTGGTTGGGACATCGCTCTCGCGGTTTCTTCCTTCGGCTGTGGAATTTCACTGAAACACCGGATGCCTTGTTTCTCGCGACTCGCCCAACCACGATGCCCCTTTACCAGCATCCGGGTAAAGGGAAACCTCTTGATCCAGCTCTTCTTCAAAATCTTACCGACAAATCCTCAACTCTTCACCACTCTCCACTGGTTGTGAACGGTTTCGCAGACCTCCTTGCTACTCGGCAGGCTGGTCCAGTTCTGGCACTCTTGCCATGCGAGACCAACTGCGTTGCAACATTCCCTCTACGCGACGCAGTTTCTATGCGTCGGACCTTACAGGATCGCTGGTGTCGTGACATTCAGGTGAATCGTCACCCAGCGAGCGCATGGGCGGGCGTCACCCGTTATTTTGATACCGACCCTTCCTGGCGCCTGTGGTCAGCTCCCGCCCTCTCAGCTGTATACTCTCTTGAAGAATGGGTTGCCACCCTGCAACCACCATCTGTAGCTGTGCGCAATACTGAGTCCAAACTCCCACTCGAAACTAGCTTCGGAACCAGGAGGTGTCTGGAGAAGAACGAGAAAGCGAAGACTCACTTCGTTACCGTTTCTATCGATGAAAGTACACCTCCTGCTACTCTTCCTCAACAGCCCTCAACCAATCGCGCGGTCTTGTCCACTAAGTTCGTGGATCATGATGCTCTCGGCCCCGTTGTGAAGAAGAAGACCCATGCTATGGCTGAGGAGGTGGCGGCTCATTCACGTGACCCGTCATACTTCTCAGCTCGACCATTCGTCTCCATGCTTCACCTTGATCGTTTCATTATTGGTGATATTCTCTGGACCCTCAAGCTTGCAGGCTACACTCACATTCGGAGTGTAGATACCAGTTGTTTTGATGCATCTGTTTCTCGCCCTGCATCGGACTTCGAGCATCATGTTCTTTCGGCCCTTGGTGCTGATGACCCATCACTCTTCATTCACTCCTCTCAACCGCGTGTGGGTATTCTTACCCGTCTCAAGATCCGGCTCAACAAGTTCTATGGTCGAAATTCTGGTGATTCAAACACCTCTTGGGGAAATACTGTGGTCAATGGCGCTCACGAGGCGCATATCTTCCATGAGGTTGTTAGAACTTGGCCTGGTCAAGTCATCATCCTCGTCTTCTCTGATGACACCCTCATCCTTTCGAAAGATCCAATCTCTTCCATTCTCACCACTGACGCCCATGCGAAACTTGAGGCAGATTATGGATTCTTGGTGCGCATGCGCGACTCTGATGATATACGCAAATGCGCTTTCCTCTCTGCCCGGCCAGTTGAGGCTGTTGTTGATGGTCTACATACATACCTCATGACACCTCTTCCTGGAAAATGCCTCCCAAAGCTTTTCTTTACGAACGCAACGGAGGCTTTCGCGTGCCCTGATGCTTTTCGCAATGCTGTGATTCGTGGCGCTATCTCTGCATTCAGTGGTGACCCGCTAACTTGCGCGTTCCTTGCCGCTCACTTGCGTGATGTGGCAGCACCTGAATCTTTCAACCGGCTCTCTCTTCTTCGCCACCTTCCCTTCTTCTTCCGCACTATTCAGTGTGCTGAGCACAAGATTGAACCTGTCGATATTCACACTGATAACGTCGCTAGGTATGGTAAACTATTGGCAGATGCCCTCGCCGCAGCTCTCGAGCCACCAGCAACACCGTTGGTGGCGTTTACCATTCCGCTCGGGGTTGCCGAGTTCGACGACTTCTAGGTCCGTGCGCGGCTCTCTTCCGTGATGTCTCATGTCACAACCCAGTCATCCTTCTCCTCCTGTTAGCCCTGATCCGTTGTGTCCGCTATGCAAGCTCGACCCCGTAACAGACGAAATGTGCGCTTTCAACCCAGACGATCCACTCGCCCTCTTAGCCAGTACCGTCGAGCTATGTTCCAAGGTCCTTACCCTCCTAACTTCTACCAACCTTGGTCCTCGCCTGAACTCCCTCGTTCAGTCGACGTGTCCACTACACCGCTCTATCCTCGTGTCGCTGTTCTATCTCGTGTTTCTCCGTACCGGGTGCGA